TGATCAGAAGTCAGTAACTGGATTTTCTTCAGCTGACAACCAAAGGTTGAAATCTTCGAATTCAGTAACCATCTTGACTGCGGTTCCATGATTGAATCCCAAAGTTGAGGTTAAGTCTTCAATGATTTCTTCATTGATGTTCTGATTGATACTGTTGATGATTGTCTTTAGTGTGTTCATGATGATCAGTGTATCTCTTCCTGTTTGTATTTGCAACACGAATTGCAAACATTTTGCTTTTTTTATTTTTATGGTGTATAATTTATATCACCACATGTTTACCCTGTAGAGGATATCGAATGAACATAGAAGTTGTCAAACCGGAAGACTTTTTTTTGGAAAAATCTTCCTTCAAGAAACATCCTAATCTTAATAACATTAGGAATAAATCAATCAACTCTGAAGTCATAGAAAATGACGGAGTCATTGCCAGGAAAAAGGGCAACGCATACCAGTACACAAGGACCGGATACAGGAAAGATATTGATCTGAATGTTAGGTCTAGCTGGGAAGCTAATTTTGTTAGGGTTCTAAATATCTATAAAATAGATTTTAAATTTGAGCCAACTGTTTTTCCATTTCCAATCAAAAGAGGAACCCGAGCCTATACTCCTGATTTCTTTTTAGTAAGAAATAATGAATGGATAGAAATTAAAGGTTACCTTGATGACAAAAGTAAGATAAAACTAAAAAGATTCAAAAGATATTATCCTGATGAATTTGCAAAGTTAACATGTGTGATAAGCAAGTATTCAAACGAAGCTAAAAATTTCATGGCAGAAATAGAAGTTTCTAAAATAGTCTTCTACGAAGACATAAGAGATTATTATAGCCCATATATTATAAATTGGGAAGGAAAAAAGTGACGAGTTACAAAGAACAATACTACTCCTTAGCGGAGCAAGAAATGCAAGATTTAATATCCAAGACAAAAAAGGGATCATCGAAAGCTCAAGAAGAGTTATTAAAAGTTTTTAGCAATTTTTTAACTAAGTATGTATCACTACTGTACTACGGAAAATTTAATTTAAATGATTATGATATCAGGAGGTTTATTTCCCTTTTCATAAAAGACCCATCAACTCGTTTTGCCCTGATGAAAAATAAAATGAACAGCCACAATCTAAAAATCATAAATGAATGCATGAGGGGAATTCATTATATGACCAAAAGATATGGAGATGAAGAAGACATTAGACAGACCGTCTATATGACATTCTTTCAGTGCATATACAGGTATGAAAGAAAAGATTCAGCCAAAGGGCCAATTCCATTTAGCGGATTTCTGTACAGCTACTTCTTCTACCTACTGAAAAAAAACGTAGACACATTTTTAATAGATCAGTTAGGCAGAAAAACATTCCCACTCCTAGATGACGACGCAACAAATGATGAAGGGGATGAAAACTTTGTTATTGGCTTTAAGGCTGACCCAATCGAGCACAGCATGGAAGAGCTCTTGGCTACTGATTCAATTGATGAATTTTGGGTTCTAGGCGACAAAGCTCAGCCTCCCTTTGATAGACTGTCCGTGCAGGAAAGGCAGTTGTTAAAATGGAGATATGCAGATCTCAAAAGATCTAGTCAAATATCCCTAATCATTAATGAGCATCCCAATACTGTAAGAGAACACATAAATAAAATAAAGCAAAAAGTAAAAGAAATAATGAAAGAAGAAAACATGGAAGAACTTTTCTTCCTATTCAAAACGGAGACGGAATGAATTCATACTCTTTAGAAAAATTACAGGAACTTCTTGAAAATTTTCTTGGTCCTCAATTAAAAGAAGTTATAGACGCGTACACTAATAATGACAACAATTACAAATACTTTATTGAGATACCAGAAACAGATATTGTAGATCTTGGTATAGAAAAAATAGCATCCCTAGTAGCTAGAACCTCCAATGTTTATGGTCGCTCTGCACGCTTTGCCGGGATAGCTAGAGCTCAATATAAGATACTAGAAGGAAAATATAAAAAGATATATAAGTCCAATAGAGTTGGCAAGAATGAAGCTGAGCGAGAAGCTGCTGCCATGGATGCAGCAGAGGATGAGTATTTCGCCCTAGTTACTTGCGAAGCTATCGTTTCCTTGGCTGAAGCGATGGAGGCTTCTGCAAGAATAGCATCTGAGTCAGCTCGAAAAATAATGGATAAAGTCCAGTCAATGCAAATAGCAGCACATCGGGAAGATAAAGGATCTTATTTAGATTCAGATTTCAGCACCTACTAATAGTTAAAAGGATATTATATGTTTATAGGTTACTATAAGAGTGTCAATTCTTCTAAAGAATTTTATTCCTCTAAAAGAGAAGATTTAAATTTCCCCATGCAAGTAGAGTATAAGGGGGATAGATATCTTCTTGGAAAGACTATTCAGGTTACCCTAAGCGGAGAGAGAAACCTCAAAGAAACTGCCTCTAGGCATGGGATAGAATGCGATGTTAAAATTGACCCGAACACCATCAGCTAATTAAGTATTATCAATAAAAGATTGGTGTCTAATATTATGAATATAGAAGTATTTTGTGACGGTGCGTCTAGAGGGCAAGGGCAGAAGAAGTTTGGTGAAGCAGCTTGTTCAGCTGTCGTCTATAAGAATAGAAAAAAGATTGCACAGTTCGCTAGAGGACTAGGTCCCAGAACTAATAACGAAGCAGAGTACGAAGCCGTAATAGCCGGACTATTAATATGCTCAATGGCAGACTTGGTGGATCCAATAATATATACCGACTCCGCCGTTGTGGCAAACCAAGTTAATGGCAGATGGAAATGTAAGAACGACGCACTCATACCCCTATTAATGACCATTGAAGAAATAAGAGATGAATTTAATTTTAGAGTAGTACAGGTTAAAAGGTCTTTTGTATGGGAGCCAGACGCTCTAGCAAACGCATTTTTAAATGGATTAGAGATAAGAAAAGAGCACATTAGTAAATCTTAAGTGCTATAATATACGTATGGATAAAAAATATCACAAAGATTACCCAATAGTCATAGGCTTAGCTGGCAAGGCTGCTACTGGAAAAACTTCAGTAGCAGAAAAAATAGTACCAAAAGCCCAAATAAATAGCGTTAGCAACCACATAGTCTGGGATCATATCTTTTTTGCTCTCCCATTATATGAATTAGCTTCGGTCAAAAAGAACACACTTGGTGTCCGCCAAAAAGATAGACAACTCTTTTCTATACACGAAATTGTTTATGATATCTTTGGATCCAATGCCATTGGTTCCATCCCTTCATATGAGGCTTTCACAAAGCTAGTTAATGATATATACGAACTTCCGATAGAAGAAGAGGGAATTAAGCCAAGAACTTTCCTGCAGAAGGCTGGAGACCTATGTCGTCAGCATGACGAACAATGCTTTGCTAAGTGGGGTGTATTGAAGTCTAATAAAATATATAGAGAGTACATGAAAACTCCCGAATATGTAGACAATGATAATCCCTTGTGTGTTATAATATCGGATGTTAGATTTGAGAACGAGGCAAAGTCTATACTCAAGCAACCAAATGGCATGATAATATGTTACGAGGCTTCCGAAGATATTAGGGGAGAACGAATGATGAAAAGAGACGGATACAAAATGACATCTGCTCAAATGAATCATAAATCCGAACAAGAGATAGACCTAGTCAAGGACATGGCATCAGCTATTATCAATACTGATAACCTAACAATAGAAGAGCAAACCGCAGAAACAATTAAGATTGTACAAGCCCTTACGGACGTATATGCCTAAGATAACAAAAACAGCAATGGAGCAGTCAATTGACTCTCCCATAGACCAGGTGGTGAATATTTTGAGTTCAGAAATATCTATTTCAACTAATCCAGTATTTATATGTGGAGTAAATAGAAAGATTAATATTGGTAATTTTGAAAACATAGACGTCTATGCTGGAATTACCTTGCCCTTAAATGATGTTTCCTTGGAAGATAAAGATAAACTAACTGAGATCATAGAAGCTGCAGCTTCTTATGGCTTTTCAATTGTCTCAAAAGAGACTGGCGAAAGATATCAGTTAATCAAAGAATCTCAACAAGGTAAATAATAAATAAAAGTTAGCTAACATACTAAAAAAAGGACAAAAATAATGATAAAACTAATTAAAAAAATGGCAAGAAAAATACTATTTAAAAAGTCACCTGCAAAACTTGGTGGATATGATTTAGATGACAAGACTAACGTCAAGGAAGATAAGCCGATCATATGGACAACTCCTACTACCTCGGTGAATTCTAAGGCTGCAGACATTAAGATCACACCCAGTGACTCATCTAAGGCATCCCCAGTTGCTAAGGCTGCGCCTTCAGTGGACAAAGTGCCACAAAAGAAAAAGGCCGGAAGACCAAAGGGTGGGTCAACATCTGACAAGAGCAAGGCTCAAGCCCCTAAGAAGTCTCCACCAAATAAAAAGTAATATATTACAAACAAAATTGAGAGGCGCTGCCTCTCTTTTTTGCTATATGGGATTACTATACATATTACACTATTATACAAGGTAGGTCATCATGGCTAAGGATAAAGGGTGGGGAAGTAAAACTTCTTCAGAAAAAAATCAGTACAAATATCTAAAGGACGCAGTAATGAATGTCCAAGATTTTCCAAAGACAGATACCAAGTATTCAGATCACTGGAAAAACGCTAAAAAGCAGAAGTGATTATGGCTTTTAAAAAGTCAATTTATATTAGTGGTCCTCGCATGGGTACAAATAACCAAAAAAGCACTGGTCCAGTTCTAGGCAAAAAACGTAAAGCTAGAAAGAAGAAATAATGGCGGCGAAAAAAGATTCACGGTTAACTAAAGCTGGCGTTACTGGTTATAATAAGCCTAAAAGAACGCCAAGTCACCCTACTAAGTCACATGTAGTTGTGGCTAAGTCTGGAGATCAAGTTAAGACTATCCGCTTTGGACAGCAGGGCGTATCTGGTTCCCCCGCAAAAAAGGGTGAATCTGCATCGAACGCAGCTAGAAGAAAGTCTTTCAAAGCACGCCACGCAGCAAACATTGCCAAAGGTAAGCTCTCTGCTGCCTTTTGGGCCAATAAAGTAAAGTGGTGAATCATGTCAGCTTTCTGGTCTACAATCATTTCAGCTGTAATTTTGGGGCCACTAGTTGTACTCATTCAAAGAAGTCGTAAAGAAAATAAAAGTGATCATAACACAGTAGCTTCTGTCTTACTAGAGGTTAAGGATCAAATCATTGATCTTCATTCAAAAATAGATCACGTAGATGAGCAGGTCGACAAAGTTGACGATCAAATGCAGGGTCACATGATGTGGCATTATAAGAAATCTACTGAAGGAAAGAAGAAAGTAGAGGGGGTGTAATTATGGCAATGATGAAAAAGAAAGCTGCGGGTTCCAAGAAAATGGGTGCTCCGAAAAAAATGAACGGCTCAAAGAAAATGAGTGGTTCTAAGAAAATGGGCAGAAATAAAATGTACTGAAATTGATTTTCAGTCTTAGTTTAAGACAAAGGAATAAAATTATGGCAATGATGAAAAAGAAAGCAGCTGCACCTAAGAAGACAGCTTCAAAAAAGACAGCTGGTCTTACAGCAGCACAAAAGAAACTTCCACCCTTTATTCAGGCTGCAATAGCTAAGAAAAAGAAGAAGATGTAATCTAATCGTTTTAACTGAAAAGGGCTATGGCTACATGTCATAGCCCTTTTTTTTATTTGTGCCATTACTATATCTCCTGCGGACAAGTTAAAAAATTGAGGGAGATATGTCTAAATTCAAAAATATTTTATCAGTATTATTAATCATTCTAGGTATTGGATTATTTTTAAATCCAGCTAGCAACTCATCAGTAGCATTGGCTACTAGTGGCGGCGGTGGACCAATCGTATTGGATGGAATGGATCCAGTTTGTCACTCAGGGTGGGAAAGCACTGGGCAATACATAGCCAAGGTTCTTAAAAAGGTTCATGATGGTGCGCGAAATCTAAACAATGGTCACATTGCAATTGTCGGATCTAACGCAACAACCACTTCATGTGGAGCTAACTGGGCCAGTCAATTAAGTGCACAGTTTTTAGCTGAATTTCCTACTGCTCCTATAATTGATTTTTATATTACAGATTCACAAATAAGCACTTTCTTCAGTACTACAATTACTTCTAATCCTCCAGCTGTATTATGGATACCAGATAACTGGAGTCGCTCATCCGGCACTGAAGCCATATTTACAGCCAATGCAGAAAAAATAGCTGACTTTGTTAATGGTGGTGGCGGTCTGTTCGCAAACATGGGATCGTACGGTTGGCTGACTGCACTTTTACCTGGCGCTATCTATAACAATGGAGGGTGCAATGGTGGACCAGAAGCCACAACTGATGGGGTAAACGATTTTGGTTTAACAAATACACTTGTAGCTGCATGCTGGCATGGGTATTTCACCGGCAATGTAGGAACATTAAAGACTCTTGTCGACTACCCATATCCAGAAGCGTCTGACTCTAGAAAGGCTGTTTCTATTGGTGGAGGAAGTGTTTCCCTTCCTAGTTCTTTTGTTCTTTCTTACAGCCCTGCAACCCCTCGTGCAGGTGAGCCAATTATTATTACAGCAACGGCTCAAACTTTAGCTGGCGTTCCTCAGGCTGGCGTTACAGTATCAATGACAGTTTTCTCTGGTCCAGATTTAGGGCAAACTTTTACCGCAACAACTAACGCAAGTGGAGTGGCTAACATTACCGTTAATACTGCATCACAGGGCACAGCTGTTTACACAGCTAGTGCAACGGTTAATGGTGTAGTTAAAGTTGTGTCAATTACGGTTTCATGGAATGCACCAGCCCCCACTACTACTATCGCAACAACGACAATTGCTCCCACGACTATCCCCTTAGCTACAGTTCCCGAAACAACTACAACTCAAGCCCCTGTCGTAACTGAACCCGAAACTACAACTACTATTATTAATGTTACAACAGTACCACAAATAATCGTGGAGGAAACCACAACAACAGTTCACGACCACAGTAGTCATGATCATGGGTCACAAGATACTCCGCAGAGCCCACTTCCAACAACAGGGCAAGACGGTAGTTCATCTATGAGTATCGGCGCGTTTTTGATTACTATAGGTATAGCAATATTTATATTTAATCGAAGGACTAGAAAATATGGCAAAGCCAGCTGATAAAAAATGGATTCAAAAAGCCATTAAAAGACCTGGAGCATTCACTGCTAAAGCTAAAAAAGCTGGTAAAACTCCAGCAGGATTTGCTACGGCAGTTACTAAAAATCCAGGCAGATACAGCAAACTAACTGTGCAGCAGGCAAATCTCGCTAAGACATTAAAGAAAATCACTAATAAAAAGAAGAAATGATTTATGGCTGTAAGAAAATACACTGGAACTACTGACTTAAAAGGTAGGGTAAGCAGAGAGAACCCTGCTACGGAAAGTATGGTTAATTTTCTTAGTTATTTTTTTGGTATGAAGAAAGTTGGCACAGTAAGCGCAGATTCCTCTATAACTTCAGTTCATGCTACAGGAAGATGCTTCGACATTCGTTGCTATGACTACAATACTAATACATGGCTCTCAAGTGGTTTTGAGGAAAGAAATTGGAATCTGATCAACTACTTGTATATGTATAGAGATTATCTTGGAGTAGAAGAGATTCATGATTATATTGGACTATATGTATGGGGAACAATGGCCAGATATGATGGCAGTGGTAGAGGTAGTTCCTTAGGTTATGGCGCAGGATACAGATGCAGTAGAGATAACGTCCAGGAGGCATTTGCTCCTACCGGCTGGAAACGGTGGAACCTAGAGTCCCATAGAAGTCATGGTGGAGATAGCGTGGGACTTAAGCACATACATGTGGAAATGTCCCCAGATTCAGTGAAAAATCAAAAACAGCTAGAGTCTAAGTTAAACGTATCAATAGGAGCTTATTTCAAACTTTACTGGCACTCTGTTGAGCTAATAGGTTCAGGATCTAATGCGTACGCACTAGGGACTAGGATATTTGCGCCAGTTATTCCACCAACGCGAAAAGTTACTGAAATATTAAAACGTATATAGATTTTTATGCCAAAATGATCACGTTAGCTTGGTCAAAATATCGTACAGTAACCACTTGGCCAACTTTTGAATAATGCACTACTATTATAATAGATACCAAAATAGGAGATTAATAAATGAGTTTACCTTTTATCAAACTTGTAGTACCCACTGCTCTTAAGCAGTTTAAGAATGGCCAATTGGCTGACAGTGTTCTTGCCTCAATCAAAACCGGCGGAAAGATGTATGCACCAGTCGCAGCAGAATTCAATAAGCTATATGATGCTGCACTTGCTGCTGGAATCAAGTTAAAGAACGTTGGCGACTATCGTTCATTCCAGGGCCAGTTGTCAATGTTTATGGATCGTTATGTGACAACTGATACTGGCACTGGCGTAACCCGTCAATATGAAGGTAAGACCTGGTGGTTGAAGAAGGGCAAAGCTCCTTCAGCTGCTCCAGACCCAACTGGTCTTAAGGGTTCTAACCACGGTTGGGGCCTTGCCATTGACCTTGGTTACGACCAGGGTGGTAAGACCGCTTCATTTGGCCTTAATGTCCCTGCCTTCCAATGGATGTGCGAAAACGCCCCCAAGTATGGTTTCTACCTTCAGGGAGATAACCCTGCCTCTAAAGAGTTTGAAGCTTGGCACTGGCAGTACTGCCTCGGTGATGCATCACCAGACGGTTCAGTACAGGCTGCTCCGGCAGCAGCCCCTGCTGCACCAGCACCCGCTGGTGGTGGCATGAAGTTTGATTATCCAGGCACTCCAGTAGGTCTTGGATCTAAGGGCGCACCAGCTTCTTTGGTTCAGGCAATCATTGGCGCAAAAGCCGATGG